TTCTCTCTCGTCAGTTGGGTCATTTAATTAAAAAGAGAAATGAGAAAGCTTTAATATGAATACTGTTGAAATTTCTGGTGGTCACAAATATCAAAGAAAGCTTTGCGATTCAGTTATCAACTATACAATTAAAAAACTATTACCTCGCCTTAGGACATTAGAGATTAATGTTGAACTAACAAACATACTAGATGATGCAACAGGTTATTGTATGATTGGTGATAACAATCGTGAATTTTATATTGAAATAGATAAGAAACTTAATTTAAAAGATATGGTTTTAACAATTTGTCACGAAATGGTTCATGTGAAACAATATGCTCGTAATGAAAAAGCGATTGAAAGTGAAGCTTGTCGTTTGGAGCCTAAACTGGCACTTGAATGTTGGGAAAATAATATAATATGAATATATTCCACTTACACAAAGACCCTGTAATATGTGCAGAGATGCACATAGATAAACATGTAGTCAAAATGCCTATTGAGTATGCACAACTAATGTCAACTGCACACAGAGTACTTGACGGAGAATTGTATTTAGGTAAAACTATAAATAATAGAAATATTAAAAGATGGCGATTGTCTGATGAACGAGAAAATGTTTTATACAAAGCTTCTCACATCAATCACCCATCTGCAATATGGGTTCGTGAGTCTGTCGAAAACTATTTACAAATGTATAAACTCTACAAAGCAACACTAGCAGAGTATACAACTCGTTATGGTAAAGTGCATGGTTCAACTAAACCATCAGAGTTACTTGAGAATCCACCATTGAATATTCCTTTTAAGAAAGGAACACCAATGCCTCAATGTATGCCTGATGATTGTAAGATGGCAGGGAATCCAATTCTTGCTTATAGAAAGTACTACATAAGAGAGAAAAAAGGTTTTGCAACTTGGAAAGGTAGGGAGATACCAGAATGGTACAGGACGACAACTTAGTATATGATCGTTTGCTTAGGAGACAAATCTTAGGCACAGATGGTAAAGATAAAGTTGTCGATTATAAAGAAATAACAGGAAAATATTACAATACTACAATGTCAAAATCTATAGAAATGGATATGCAAGCACTAACAAAATCTTATTATACAGCACTTGAGCGAATAACAGAATTGATTGAAGAAAATAATGATTTAAAGGAAAAACTTAAAAATGCCGACATACACACTTCTTAATACTGAAACTGATGAGATGTCTGAAACATTTTGTTCTTGGTCTGAATTAGAATCTTTTTTAGAAGAACACCCTACATTTAAAACTATAGTTAATACAGCTCCAGCACTTGTTAGTGGTATCGCAGGAAGAAGTTTTAAGACTGATGATGGATTCAAAGAAAACATGGCAAGGATATCTGCCGCACACCCCAATTCACCATTAGCTGACCAATTTGGTACAAATAAAGATATAAAAACATCTAAAACTAATGCTGTTCTTAAAAAACACAAAGTAAAAAGTATTGGAAAGTCACACGATTTAAATAATATTTCCAAAGAATATAAGAATAATGAACTTGTAAAGTAACTAAATAGTTTTGTATGAATAACAAGATAAACTAATTTCAGTTTTCATACACCTTGTGTGGTATGTTGTGCGAAATAATATTGACCATAGCATATCACACTCTCTTTTTAAAAAGGATTGGTAATGGCAAATAAAAAAGATATAACCTTCAGTCAACTGACTACAATTAAACCTGTAACCGACAGTCAAAAAAATGTATTTGAGTCTTGGAAAAAAGATAAGAATCAATTTCTATTTGGTTGTGCTGGAACAGGAAAAACTTTCATTTCATTATACCTTGCATTGAAACAAGTATTAAATCCCGAAACACCATTCGATAGAGTTATCGTGGTGCGTTCACTTATTCCTACAAGAGAGATTGGTTTCTTGCCGGGCGATGAAGAAGATAAAGCTGCACTCTATCAAGTACCATATTCTAACATGATGCAATTTATGTTTGAACAACCAAACGAACAAGCATTTAGTATGTTGTATGAACGCTTGAAATCACAGGGAAGTTTTTTCTTTTTATCAACATCATTTCTTAGAGGTCTGACCTTTGACAATAGTATCATTATTGTTGATGAATGTCAGAATCTAAACTTCCACGAATTGGACACCATCATTACCAGAGTAGGTCAAAATTCTAAGATTTTCTTCTGTGGAGATTTTGGACAATCTGACTTGACTAAGCTTAATGAGAAAAATGGACTTATGGATTTCCTACAGATTTTACAAAACATGGACGAGTTCGATTGTACAGAATTTAATATTGGAGATATTGTTCGCTCAGGATTTGTTCGTAACTATCTTATTCAAAAGACCAAACTAGGAATGGGCATTGAATAATTAAACCTTTACCCCTTGACAATAACATATAGCTATGTTATAATTATTACTTAATATTATGGCAGGAAACTACAATGCAACATACACACAAACCAATATCGTTAGTTGAGATAAAAGCAACCAACAAAGACGGAACTCGTTTATATGAAACACCAGAGGGTAACGAGTACCCCTCAATCACTACAGTCCTCTCTATACGCAATAAGCAAGGTCTGAACGCATGGCGTAAGCGTGTTGGTAATGATGTAGCAAACTACATCTCACGAACAGCTGCTGCTCGTGGTACTGCCGTTCATCACATGTGCGAAGATTATTTAAACAATCAAGACATGCAAAATCATACTAAAAACTTTTTACCACATGCACTCTTTACACAGTTGCGTGAAAATGTTTTAGATCGTGTTGACAATATCTACTCTCAAGAAGCAGGACTTTATAGTGACAAGTATAGAGTTGCAGGCAGAGTTGATTGTATTGCTGAATTTGATGGTGTATTATCTATTATTGATTTTAAGACATCTACTAATCCACGCAAAGATGAATATAACGAATCATATTATATTCAAACAGCTGCATACGCAGAAATGTTTGAAGAACGCACAGGAATTGAGATAAACCAAATCTGTATTCTTGTTGTTACACAAGATGGTGAAGTTCAAGAGTTTGTAAAAGATAAAAAAGAATATCTACCTTTACTAGTTGAAACCATTGCAGAGTGGGAAGAAAAAAATATGGCTGGTGTTGTTTTATCAGACCAATGTTAAAAATTAATGCTGGTGTAGCTCAGTTGGTAGAGCAGTTGCCTTGTAAGCATCAGGTCGTAGGTTCGATCCCTATCACCAGCTCCATAATCAATAATCACAAAAGGACACACAATGCAAGAATCTAAAGATAAACCTAAGATGTTATTGCAAACACCAAAAATATTTTCCTTAGAAATTGAAAAAGTTGCTTTGGAAAAAAAGATAACTCACATGGATGCTGTTGTTTGGTATTGTCAAAAAAATGAGTTAGAACCCGAATCTGTTGCACGATTACTTACTAAAGGACTCAAAGAAAAGATTGAGGCAAATGCAAGAGATTTAAATTTTTTAGTCGAAAAATCAGCACAACTACCAATATAAGGAGATATGGTAATGAATGGTGAAGTTAAAAATGCTTTTGGGGTCTTAGAAGGTATGCAGATAAAAAAACCTGACACACAGTCTAAAGACAGAATTAAACAATTGGAGTATGAGTGTGCAGAATTGCAAAGGGAAAATGCACAACTGACAGAACGATGTAAAAAACTTGCAAGTCGTGTTCCAGAGTGGCCTAAAGGTTATCGCCCCGGCCGCAGACCTAGTAACAATAATACTCGTCCACGCCACCAAGAGAGAACTAATAATGATCGTAGACCTAATTGATTCAATGGGCAGTGACTTAACAGTCGTTAATGCTGCCAGAGTATCGTTTTCTAAAGAGTCTAAATGGTTAGCACTAAAAACACCAGAGAATGGTCAACCAGAAGGTTTACTGAATGAAGGTGATAAGAAACTTATTAAGTATCTTGCAAAACATAATCATTGGAGTCCTTTTGGACATGCATCTATGCAGTTCAGAATTAAAGCTCCAATATTTGTTGCAAGACAATTAGTAAAACATCAAGTAGGTTTAGTGTGGAATGAAGTAAGTAGGCGTTATGTTGATTCTGAACCAGAGTTTTATGTTCCAAAAGTTTGGCGATTAAAGGCCGAGAATAAAAAACAAGGTTCGTCTGATGAAACTATTGACTATGATGTTTCTTCTACAATGGAACTTGCAGTAAATACTTACAATGACCTTTTAAAATTAGATGTGGCGCCTGAGATGGCAAGAATGATTCTACCACAAAATATGATGACTGAATGGTATTGGAGTGGTACATTGATGGCATTTGCTCGTGTATGCAATCTTAGATGTAAAGATGACACACAAGCAGAAACAAGAGAAATTTCGTGGTTGATTGATGACCTTGCAAAAAACTTGTTTCCTACATCATGGAAAGCATTAAGGTATGAATAGACACATAGTCTATGGAAACGGAGAGTCAAGAGCTCAACTAACGGGCCCTGTCAATCCTAGTGGATTTACTACTTGGGGTTGTAATGCAATTTATCGTGATTTTACTCTTGACAATTTGGTTTCAGTAGACTATAATATGCAACAGGAAGTATACGAATCAGGGTATGCTTTTAAAAATAAATGTTGGTTTACTGATTGGAATGTTTTACCAAACTTTGATGCAGATTTAATGAAAATGGCTTGGGCTGATAGTGATGGTATAATATTTGAAACTGCAAGACTGTCTAGAACAGA